GGGTTTGGGTTCTTTGCAGCAAAGTTTCTAAAGTAAACAACCTTTTGTCCAATAATTTGAACAAATCCATCACGAAGACGACGAACACGAACAGTCGTTGCTGGAATATGACCAACATATCCAATTTCTCCAGTTACAGTTCTTCCTACTTCAATAAATCCATTTCCAGTAGCCTGAAGATCTGTGTAAACTTTTTCCATTGTTTTTGTAAAACTGTCATCATCATTAAGGTTTTCTAGCCAGTCACGTAGTTCAATCTTCATTCTCTCAATGCGACGACGTGCACGATCAACTGCTGCTTGGTCATCATTGTTTTCAAAACGTAGCATGGTTCTATCGGTAACGTCAAATCGGTATCCAAGACCAACAACGTTTTCTACCTTAGCATCAATTGCAGCATGATTAGCAAAAGATGTGTCATAGAAGTTAGCCAACTCATACATATTATATGGTGGTGTAATTACATCAAATAAACCATATCCATTACGATATACGGTTCCAGGATTAATTTGTTTTGATCCAGAGTCAACTCCTGATGGAGTTACATTTGCAGCATTTAAATATGCTTCATTGCCTTCTGGATTAACATACTTTGACATATTGCGAGTTGTTCTACGACGAAAGTTTTGATCAAGACCATCATAATCTTTTAAATTTTCCCAAGGTTTATTAAATGGATCTTGAGACTTAAAAATATTTTCATCACGCTCTTGCGTGTTTAACCCTGCACGTACGTATTCTTGATCAGCCATTTTCGTATGCATCTCTTCCATGTTTGTCTAATGTTTGCTGTGCTGCATGCCATGCACCAAGGTCGTTCATTGAAGGAATTAAACCAGCCTTTAGTCTTTCCTTTTGTTCTGAGTATTCCTCTTCACTAATTCTATGTAGCCCTGGAACAAAAACCGCTTTACCTTCTCCATCGTCGCCATGTAATATTGCTGCGCTTCTAAGTTCAGAAATCTTTGAAAGATCTCCACGTTCAGCAGGTATGTTTAAAATTGAGCCTTCGTCATCTGTAAACCACTTGCCATTTGACTTCTTATAAACATAAAGACCCCAGTCATAGTGCTTTTCAATGACCTTACGACGAACATTTTTAACATAAGGTTTACCAGTTTTTGGGTTTATTAGCGATTCCATAGCCATAAGTATAGCAGATTATACTGGTGTGGAGACAGTGGTTGACCATTCTATTTCTGTATATACCTTTAATTTTTCAGGCTGATACGTTAATCCTTCTCCATCATCAACGATAATTTTATTTGTTCCAATATATGTTTTGTAAATGTCTGCTGGATTAATACCATAGAACTGTGAAGAACCAATAATAAGCATTCCCTCCCAGGTAAAGTTATTAAACCAAAACTGCCAGTCAAAAACCGTTACTCCATCAGTTAAAACTTTAAACCAGGGTCTAACTGTTCTGCTTTCAACTTCCTGTAAACTGCTTGCCTGATAGTAAGCAATATTATTAAAAATTGCTGGGCCAGTAATATTAATGCTACCAAGATATGAATCAAACTTTAATGGAGTTAAAAATGAAATCCCAATAGTTGACCACTCTTTTACTGATAATACTGGCTCTCTTACTAATTTTCCATTTAAATAAAATGAAATACCATTATACTCAAGCCCATTTTCATTTAGTGCAAATATTTTTCCTCTATCTCCTATAGAACTATTAGCCTGTAAATAAAACTTTATTGCCCCATCCTTATGGTTAATTTCAAACAGTTCCGTTGGTGTTGATGGAAAAGTGTCTTGGTCATATCTGGTCCATAACTGCATAGCGCTTACTCTATAAGATGTTGATAACTCTTTATTTATTGGTAAAGATAGTCCACGGTTTTCTAAAATATTTAATTCTCCACGAACCTCTACACCAGAGTTTTTAGTTAAATATAAATATGGTGTGCTTTCTTTATAAATGCTAAATGGATTTTTAGACTTATAACTATAATATATTCCATTCTTTTTATATGGAACTAAATCTATCCCAAATCTTGTCCCAATTGGGTTTGAAGAATTATCATTTAATGCCTGAGAGGCTAACTGTAGCCTATTTAACAAAATTGGTTTTGTTAAGATTCCACGACTATTAAACTCAAGACTATAGACAATAGCAAGTTCGTTAAAATCTACAGTCTTAATTGGATAAATTAAACTATTATTTAATACTTCAAACCTTGTTGTTTCCCAATCCTCATACTCAGAAACATCAACAATCTTATATTCGTTTGGCGTTTCTTGATTAGCAAAGTCAACGGGTGTGTTTGCTCCATCAACTAAATATTGAAATGTAACATAACTCTTTATTTGTGCCCCAGTTGTATCATAATACATTTGCACAGATCCAGAATCTTCTGTTAATTCTGATGTAGTTGGATAGCCTATGTTAAATTGTAAAAAGTCTAAATCGTAAAATTTTTCTCCCTGGGCATTTTCTACAAATTGTCCAAAATATGAAAGCGGTAAATAGTCTTGCCAATATCCAGATACTCCTATGTCAAGAAAATATTTTTGATAGGCTTCTGATGGAAGGAGTGTATAACTTGCCGTATGGTCAATTAATTCTTGACCTTTATCAATTAAGACTATACCGTTTGACTCAAAATTACTTAAAATTTTAGAAGAGTTTAATGTTGTTGATAGACCAAAAGAATATAATCTTCCTGTAAAACTATAGTCTCCAGATTCATCTCCAGCAACATACATTTTTAGTATATTTTGATTTCCAAAAAATGCAGAAAGGTTATTTCCAAAATTATTAACCAGTGTATTTATATTAAACCCTATGGAAAAAAGAGTATTGGCTGAAATTGGATCAGATGTAAAAAGAAGTTCAGAAGTACCATTATAATTAAGCGAATATTTAATTTCATCGGCATCTTTAACTATTGTAAAATAATCACTGTTTAGTGGATTATATATTTTTACTAAAACTTCTTCTGAGGATAAGTTGTGTGAACTAAATACACCATAAAAACTTTCAACCTGGCTAGATAGTAAGTTGAGCCTTGGGAAGTTAATATATGAATCTACTGAGTTCCAAGTGTTATTTGGCCTAAATGATAAAAATTTGTTGTCAATAACTGGACCAGACTCATTGTCTTGTATTAGTTGATTATCTTCGTATAGTTCTTGCAATGTCTTCGTTCCAATAAATATTTCTGGCAATGAGTACTCTGGAGTTCTTAAACTTGTTTGAGTAGTTGTTAAATTATCAAAACTTCCTTGATCCCATTTTGCAAAATCTGGATAGTTATAGTTTGCTGTATAGTTAGCAAAAGGATAATCTATAAATGCCGTTGTTCCTCCGTATGCAGAGTTAATTCCTTCTGGAGAAATAACACCCTGACCATATACCCACCTACGTTTTGCTACGGTGACTGGAACATGATAAGAATAAATCGCTACACAATCAAGTTCAAATGGGTAGATATTGGCATAAGCGTAAAAACCTAACCAGTCTTGATTATCTCCAAAAGCATCAAGTTCATCTGGTAAATTAAGATTAGAAGTATTTATTGATAAGGAAAGAACTTCTTCTCCATTTACCAGTAGTGAGGCTGAATTTCTAATTAAACGAATATGTATAAGCATTGGCCTAGACCATTCACCAACGAAGTGAGATGCAAACTGATCTCCAATAACTAATGTTAAAAAGCCAGACTCAATATAAAGGCCATCATCAGAAGAAATTGGTCCAAAAATTTTTAATGGAGTTGCTGTATTTGCATTTATTCTTGACCAAAACTCTATTGTATAGTCGTTATACTGTCCCTTTTTGTTTAAGAATCCTTTACCTGGAATTATTAATGATGCACCTTGAGTCGGTTCTAACTTAGTTACCCCGCTTGCGCCATAAACTAATGGAATCCCAGAATTTTTACACTTAAGTCCACCTTCAGCAATATAATAAGCACTATCTTCTGCTATCCCATATGCTTGTGCTTCTACAGCGTCTGCTCCACCATATAAACTTATAGATGCTGGAACTGTTGTTTGAGAAATACCAAATGATGAAGCATTAAACTCTTCATTTAACTGACCAAGAGTTACTCCATTAAAGTAAAATTCATTTTCTTCTGGACCATTAGATCCTTCAAAAATTTTAATTTTTATAACTATTCTTAATTGTGCATTAACATCTGGAATTTCAAATGTTTCAGATATAAAGCCCCAGTTTTGATATAAAGAACTTGTAAATGTTTTTAAATTTTGAACAATTTGAGATGTGCTTGGATCCGTATACTCATATCCTATTGAAACAGTTTGCAAAAATACACTATTTGAATAAAAATATGATCCAACAGTAAATGTTCCAACATCTTCAAGAGTATTAAAATTTAATATGTTAGGACTAACTATTGATGCTTCAAGAGTTTCTAACACTGGAACATCAAGTCTAGCCCTTGTTAAATGGCTATTAGGAAATGGTTCTTTTAAATCATTAAAAGATACTGCGAGAGTAGCATCTGTTGGTGTCCATAATGTTGTAAGATTTCTCTGTGCTTCAGATATTAAACTAATATAGTCAAGTTGATCGTCTAATGCCCATAGAACAACGGGATGTTCTGAATATATCTTTTCTGCATATAAGTTTGATGGATTAGACATTTTTCTCCTATTCCCCTATTATAGCAGGGTAAGGATCAATAAAGTTTAATCTCACAAGCATCTGTTGAGCAATATTTTTCAGATTCAGCATCAAGATTGTCCTTGCCGTCATAAATAGCAGACCAATCAATCTTACCAATTTTTCCAACATATGCATTATATTGTTCTCTTGTTATCTCAGTATAAGGCTGTTGAGGATATGTCTTATTACCCATTGGAAGGAATGAGACTGCCTTTAATTGTCCCTCGTACATATTAAGTGCTGGAGCAACAAATTTCTTTTCCTCTTCTTTGTCAAATGAAAGAGTAACAGAAACACCATTGTCTGACCAATACTTTTGAGCAGTTGCTGCCAAACCAATCTTTTCAAA